CCAAACTTATTAAGTATGTAAAAACATTTGTTAAACTTGGTACACCTATTGATAAGATAGGTTACTTTGCCTTTACAACTAAAGCTGCTAACGAGGCAATAGATAGAATGTTAGATGCATACCCTAGATTACAAAGAAAAGATTTAAAATATTTTAGAACATTACATTCATTAGCTTTTAATCAATTAGGTATAAAGAAAGCGCAAGTAATGCAAGATGAACACTACGAAGACATAGGTAGAAAACTAGGTATAGAAGTTACAGTTTATTCTAATGGAGAAGAGAAAACTGGATTTGTAGATTCTGATAGCGAATATTTTAACATTATTAATGCAGCACGAATTAAAAATGTATCTATTGAAGAAGAGTATAATACAGACATGTATTCAGAGGACATAGATAAACATCAGTTACAAATTTTAAAAGACGAAGTAGACAATTATAAGGCAGCTTATGGACTAGTAGATTTTACTGACATGATTGAAAAATTTAATGTGGCAGAATTGTGTCCAAAATATGACGTAATATTTGTTGATGAAGCACAAGATTTATCGCCAATTCAGTGGAAAATGTACGATATACTTAAGAAAAATTCTAAATATGTTATACTAGCAGGTGATGATGATCAAGCTATTTATGGTTGGGCTGGTGCAGATGTTAAACGATTTCAAGATGAGCCGGCTAAAGACATAATCTTGCCACAATCTTACAGAGTACCGATGCGAGTACAACACATAGCTCATCAAATACTAGATAGAATACCAGATGACCGTAAAATTAAAAAACTATGGGCACCGCGTCCGGAATCAGGGACCGCAAATCACATAACTTCAATTGAAGATGCACCGTTGCATGATGGAGATTGGTTAGTACTTGCAAGAACAAATGACAAATTAATAAAAATAAAACCGTTTTTAAAAGACATGGCTATTTACTTTGAAATAAAAGGTAGAAAGAGTTATAAAACAAGATTGTATAAATCAATACAAGATTACACACGTTGGACTAATGGAGACAATTTATCTTTGTCAGAAGTAAAAGATTTGTTTGAATTTTTAGAAGAAGAAGCACCCACAGAAGAAAGAATGTATGATTTAAAAGAATTTGGATTTAGTAATACACAAAGATGGTTTGATGTTTTTAAAGTTGAACCAGAAGAAAGTTTATACATAAGAGAAATGTTAAGATTAGGAGAAGAACTTTCTAAACCTGCAAGAGTAAAACTATCTACCATACACGCAGCTAAAGGTGGTGAAGCAACAAATGTTTTATTAATTTTAGATAACACAAAAAAAATAAGAGAAGCAATAGAAAGAAGTGAAGACAAATACGACGAGGAACAAAGAGTTTGGTATGTGGGTGTAACACGTACAAAACAAAATTTATATATACTAACAGCTAAATATGAGGACAAAGGTTATGACATCGAAAGTTTGGGATAAGCAGCACGGCGGGAGTCACTATCAAAAGTATAAAATTCAGCCGAGCAAGTTTGTAGTTGAGAATGAATTGCTATATCCGGAGGGATGTGCTATTAAATACATAATTAGACATCGTGATAAAGGAAAAAAACAAGATTTGGAAAAGGCAATACATTTTATAGAAATGATAATTGAAAGGGACTATGGAACCAAATAATCATATACCTCATTACATGGGGTTATTTACATGTTTATTAATTCTTTGTTATTTAATGCTATGAAAATACCTAAATTTGAAGCACCCACTGAATGGGTAAAACCTACAGAATTTCCTGACTTACGTAAAGTAGACGAGATTGCAATAGATTTAGAAACTAGAGATCCAGATTTAATTAAAAAAGGATCTGGTGCTGTAATTGGTAATGGAGAAGTTATTGGTATTGCTGTTGCAACAAAACATTACAAAGGATATTTTCCAATTGGTCATGAAGGTGGTGGTAACATGGAAAAAGCAAGAGTTTTATCTTGGTTTAAAGATATACTTGAATCACCATCAACAAAAATTTTTCACAATGCAATGTATGATGTTTGTTGGATTAGGGCCATGGGTTTTAAAATTAATGGCGACATTGTTTGCACAATGATAGCTGCAGCGTTAACCGATGAGAATAGATTTAGATACGATTTAAATAGTTTATCATGGCACTATTTGGGTTATGGTAAAAATGAAGCTGCACTAGCAGAAGCTGCAGAAGAATGGGGTATTGATCCTAAAGCAGAAATGTACAAACTACCGGCTATGCATGTTGGTGCATACGCTGAAAGAGATGCTGAAGCAACGTTTGGTTTATGGCAAGAAATGAAGAAAGAAATTATTAGTCAAGACTTGGAAGACATATTTGATTTAGAAACAGAATTATTTCCTTGTCTTGTTGACATGAGATTTAAAGGTGTACGTGTAGATATAGACAAAGCACAGGCTATGAAAAAAGAATTTAAACAAGCAGAGTATGATCTTTTAAATAAAATTAAAATGGAAACAAATATTGATACACAAATATGGGCAGCAAGATCTATTGCTAATGTATTTGATGTATTACGATTAGAATACCCACGTACAGAAAAAACAGAAGCACCCTCTTTTACAAAAAATTTTTTACAAGAACACAAACATCCTGTTGTTAATATGATTGCACAAGCAAGAGAAATAAACAAAGCACACACAACTTTTATAGATTCTATTTTACGATACGAACACAAAGGTAGAATACATGCAGAGATAAACCAATTAAGAAATGCAGGTGGTGGTACAGTTACAGGTAGGTTCTCATATCAGAACCCTAATTTACAACAAATTCCAGCACGTAACAAAGATCTTGGACCTAAGATAAGGTCGTTATTTATACCCGAGGAAGGCCATAAATGGGGTGTATTTGACTATTCTCAACAAGAGCCTAGGTTGGTAGTGCATTATGCTGCTTTGTATAAATTACCATCAGTTTATGATGTTGTAGATGCGTATGAAACAGATTCTAATTCAGACTTTCACCAGACTGTAGCTGACATGGCAGAAATACCTAGATCACAAGCTAAAACAATTAACCTTGGATTATTTTATGGTATGGGTAAAGCAAAACTACAAGCAGAGTTAGGTGTAACAAAAGAAAAAGCTGCAGAATTATTTAATACTTATCATGGCAAGGTACCCTTTGTTAAACAACTTATGGAAAAAGCATCTAACAGAGCACAAGACCGTGGACAAATCCGTACATTGTTAGGACGACTATGCAGGTTTCATTTATGGGAACCTAATAGTTTTGGTATGCATAAGGCCATGCCACACGAAGATGCACTCAGAGAACATGGACCAGGGATCAAACGAGCTTACACATACAAAGCATTAAACAAATTAATACAAGGGTCTGCTGCTGACATGACAAAAAAATCTATGTTAGAATTATATAAGGAAGGAATAGTACC